TACACGCTGTAGATGCGGCGGTCAAACTTTTAGAGAGTTTTAGGAGGACGTAGAAATGAATGAGAAAGAAAAGTTAGCGGCCTTTCGTGCGCTTCAGCAAGCATACGGTGAGCCTAAAGTCCCCGCAAAGCAGGCTGTTAAATTGCTTAGACGTGCAGAACGGTACAAAGGGAGGAATAAGTAATGTTTAAAAAGGCAGAACGTAAAAGAAGCTATGTAAAAATTGCTTTGTGTGGTGTATCTGGAAGCGGTAAGACATATTCCGCATTATTGATGGCACAAGGGTTAGGCGAAAAGATAGCTATGATAGATACGGAAAATGGTAGCGGCGAATTATATTCTGATCTTTATGATTATGACGTTGCGCAAATTGTCCCGCCTTTTACTACTACGAATTACATCAATGCCATAAAAGAAGCTGAAAATGCTGGTTATGATGTGTTGATCATTGATAGTTTGTCACATGTATGGAATGGAGCAGGTGGGCTATTAGAGCAACAAGAACAAATTGCCAGAACTAAATATAAGGGCAATTCTTGGGCTGCATGGAAAGATATTACGCCAATGCATGATAAATTAGTGCAGACAATTTTGCAAAGTAAAATGCATGTTATTGTGACCATGCGGTCCAAACAAGATTATATTCAAACCGAAGATAAGAAAATAAAAAAAGTCGGTATGGCTCCTGTACAACGTGAGGGGTTGGAGTACGAATTTACTATCATGTTTGATATTGATCGTGAAAAACATGAGGCTACGGCAAGCAAAGATCGTACACGTCTTTTTGATAATTCTGTAGGTGTAATAACCCCGGAAATAGGAGCTAAAATACGGCAATGGATCGAGAAGGGAGCAGTAGCACAGGAACCAGTCAAAGTGCCAGAGGAAGAAGCTGCAGTAAAAACTACTGAGTTTGTAAAATTTGATGGTACAAAATGTTATGTTCGTGGTAACGCAGGTTGGCAGAATGTAGAAGAAATGGGTATCGAAGGATTAAAATTTATTCTTTCAAAACCACAGTATGAGAATGCGCATTCCTGTGCAAAAACGTGCCTTGATGCAATAGAAGCAGCAGCGGAGGCTATTTAAAAATGAAAACTACGGTACAAGATTTAGTTGTATCTAGAGGGACGGAAGGTATCGGGCTAATGTTATCGGTGCCCTTTGGAGAAGCAGAAGACGTTCAGAAGCTACAAGAAGCAATTAGACGAGGGAAAACCCTTGAGGTAGAAATAAAACCGCTCTCAAAGGCGCGAACGCTGTCAGCTAATAATTATTGCTGGCACTTATGCGATGAAATAGCTAAAAAGTTGTCGCAGGAAAAGGTTTACTACAGTAAAGAGGACGTGTATAGGGAAGCAATAAAAGATTGCGGGCCTTACAGAAACTATCATTTTATGGATAAAGAATCGCTTGTGTATATGATTAAAGGCTGGACTGCCGGCAGAGTTGGGCGAATTGTCATAGTAACTGGCGATTACGAAGCTGATTTTTATCTTGGCAGCAGGGAGTATAACCGTGAACAAATGTCACGGCTTATTGATTGCCTTCTGGCTATGGCAGAAGAGCAGGGCGTTAAGCTGAGACCTAGAGCTGACATCGAAGAAATGCTGAATAAATGGGGCAATAAAGATGATTCCAAAAGTAAAGCGGATACGGCTTAAAGGTGTCGCGCTTAAAAAACTTTGTGAAGCAGTATACGACCGTGATAGTGGGTTGTGTGTAAATTGTAGCCGCTTTGTGGAACCTGGTGTAAAACCTCACCACGAGCCGCTAAAGTCACAAGGTGGACAGGATAGGCTTGAAGATATGGCAATGCTTTGTAATGACTGTCATTACCTGCGCCACAATGCCGCCGAGGGAGTTGTAATTGGGCAAAAGGTAAAAGCGTATTTATCTACAAAATATGACCATCAGGAGTAAAGTGCTATGAATACTGGGTTTATTGCTTTACATCGAAAATTGTTAGATAGTCCGATTTGGCAGGTTACGACAGTTGAGCAAAAAGTAATTTTAATCACTCTGCTTTTAATGGCAAATCACAGTGAAAAAAAGTGGTATTGGCAGGGAGAAGAATTTATTTGCCAACCGGGACAATTTATAACAAGCTTGCCTAATATCGTAAAAGCTTGCGGAAATGGACTAACAGTCCAAAATGTAAGGACTGCGTTAAAAAAGTTTGAAAATATGAATTTTTTAACAGACCAATCAACAAAGACTGGAAGGCTGATAACTATAGTAAACTGGCAGGTTTATCAAGGAAAAAGGGAAGTCGGTAACAGACAACCTAACAGTCAGCTAACAGACGGTCAACAGACACCTAACAGACAACCTAACAGTCAGCTAACATCTAACAATAATGATAATAATATAACAATGATAAACAATGATAATAATAATAATAATAACGCGCACGCACGCGAGCAAACCCAAAATGGATTAGAGGTTAACGAAAAAGAAAAAGGCTTTGAGCGATTTTGGGAATTATATCCGTCGAAAAGGAAAAAGCCTGTTGCAAGAATAGCATGGATGAATATGCGTGTACACTCTGAAGAACAGTATGCATTGATTAATGCTGCTGTTGAGCGATACAAAAAAACTAATCAGTGGCAGGAGGAGAACGGAAGGTACATACCTGATCCTGATACTTTTTTGCAGGATGAACGCTGGACGGATGAAATCAAATTGTCTGAAGCAGTGCAAGCTGCTGACAGGGAAGCACAGGAGAAAGACGAATGGATTGCAAAAAATAAGGAGCGCTGGGCAGCGATACCTCCAGAGAAAAGAAAATACAGACTGGCTTGTTTTATGGGGCTGGACTGGGAGGAAGTGAGGGATATGCCATATGTTGGAACTTAGAGAGATAACGGCAGCTTATGAAGTGTGGCAGGCGGCGGGATTAAAGCCAAACTGGGGAAGCGAAGATGCAAAAAAAACTATCGAAAGGCAAACCCTGGAGCGTTATAAATACACAGACATTGAGATGTGGGGCGATACTGTTGATTATATCGCTGATAATAATAAATATTGGCCAACATGGGCAGATATTAATAATACTTTATCAATCCTACGACAAAATAAAATTGGTGCAGAGAAGAAGGCTATTGAGCGTAATTCTAAAGCGGCAAATGAGTTTGTTAAAAAGTTGTTTGCTGATCTTGCTGCCGGCAAAACATTTGGTGAACTACGGCAGCCAATAAGCGAGAAAGTTAGAGTTGCAGCAAAGAGGATTTTTCCTGATGCCGACGATAGCTTTATAAAGCGTAATTGCAGCGATATCAGCTTTATCGCAGATGTTGAACGAAAATGCGCTGAATGTATTAACACTGTTGATTGCCCATACAGCGGACATCAACCGTTTTTGAGAGTAGACGAAGAAAGCGGATTTACTTATGTGGTAGCTGATCGTGAACGGTGTTATAAATATCATCCGTTAGTGCCTGATGTAGTACCAAAACGGTCAGCATGTCGTCAAGGTGATTTAGCTAAAGTTTAAAGGAGCGGTAACTATGAAAAAGTATGAGTTAACAGCAGAGTTTATAGAAAAATGGGGCAAGAAATTATTTAGGATTAAGGCTTTAATTAGCTTTGGAAGTGTTGAAGCTGGTAAACTTGGTGGATATGTGGAAAAAGAAGATAACTTAGCGCAAGATGGCGACGCTTGGGTGTGCGGCAACGCTGAGGTGTACGGCGACGCTAGGGTGTGCGGCAACGCTTGGGTGTGCGGCAACGCTGAGGTGTACGGCGACGCTAGGGTGTGCGGCAACGCTTGGGTGTACGGCGACGCTAGGGTGTACGGCAACGCTAGGGTGTACGGCGACGCTTGGGTGTGCGGCAACGCTTGGGTGTACGGCAACGCTAGGGTGTACGGCGACGCTTGGGTGTGCGGCAACGCTTGGGTGTGCGGCAACGCTGAGGTGTACGGCGACGCTAGGGTGTACGGCAACGCTAGGGTGTACGGCGACGCTAGGGTGTACGGCGACGCTGAGGTGTACGGCGACGCTAGGGTGTGCGGCAACGCTTGGGTGTACGGCGACGCTGACTATTTATTGATCGGTCGCATTGGTAGTAGATTTAGTTTTACGACATTTTTCAAAAATAAAGACAAAGGTATAACAGTGTCTTGTGGTTGTTTCTTAGGGACTATTGCCGAATTTAGAGCTAAGGTTACCGATACACATGGAAATAATAAGCATGCAAAAATATATAACCTTGCTGCAGATATGGCAGAACTACAGATTTTAGGCGAAGAACATTTTGACAAGCTGAACACTAATAAGTCAGAACCGTTTTGAGGTGAGATTATGAATTGCGATATATGCCATAAGGATACAACGGCGGGTAGTCACGTAAACAGAGGTCGATATTTTGAGGTGCATATTTGCCCGAGCTGCTTGATGTGGCCCGATGATCTGCGGGCCGTGAAGGCGCGGGAGATAATTAAAAACTTCAAGAATTTGAGATTTTTGGAAGATATTAGTATAAGTCATGAAGGGACTAAAGCACAATGACTAAGCATGAAACAGTATACACATTATTATTTATCTTTGCTGCAGGTTTCCTATGGCAGCTCGGTTGTGCTTTAGCTGAGGTTTTTGTAGAGTGGCAGATCTGGCGATAAGTTAAAACGGACGCGCATACTAACTATATACAAGCATAAAGGGAAGTATACCCCTGCGGAGGTGATTAGCCCGTAGGGGGCGGCCTTTTAATATAAGTTTGGAGTGATAAAATGTGAAACCATTAGATATAAAAGCTATGTTAGCAATGATTGAGGATGAGCCAGAGGATAAATATATACCGGTATTAAAGCCAGTACTTATGCAGGCTTTAACGGAACTCAAACAACTGCGCCGAAAAAACAGTCAGCTCGGCGGGAAAGTGGCTCGGTATCGGAGAGAGAAGAAAGCTCTAGAAATTATGTTATCGGCGGTAGTAATAAATGACGACGTGGAATGAACTGCCGGCACACCTTGTAAGTAAAATACGTTCGGACAGCGTAACGGCGCCGACGAATTTACCAGGGACAGAACCTAAATTAAAATATGGTAATGCAATAACTGAGGTTGACGGGATTCGCTTTGATAGTAGGAAAGAAGCAAAATACTATGAGGACCTACTTTGGCAGCAACGTACCGGTGCAGTAAAAAGCATTGAATTACAGCCTGAATTTGTTTTGCAGCCTGCTTATGAGGTTGCAGGTAAAAAAATAAGGCCGATTATTTATCGAGCTGATTTTAAGGTGACGGAAGCCGGCGGTCACGTTTATTACGTCGATACAAAAGGGATGCGGACGTAGGTGTATTTGTTGAAGAAAAAGATGCTACTATATAAATTTCCGGACATTGATTTTCGGGAAGTCTGAAAGGCGGTGGAGTAAAAAATGAATATAAAAGCTTATGCGTGGGACGACGAATATCACGGGGGAAGTCATTTAACATGGGCTACCACACCGGGAAAAGCTAAAGCGTTACTTGCTTCCGAATATGATAGAGAATTCACAGAAATGCGGGTTTACCGTGTTCCGTGGGCTGACCAATACAGGAGCATGGATGATATACCAGCGGAAGAATTTCTGAAAAACGGTTGGTATCTTTACTGCGTGAAATGCGGGACACACGTTTATGACGACACCGCAGTATTAACAGAGAACAAAGTTCTTTGCGTTGAGTGCGCGAAAGATTGGAGCAAGGAAAAAATAAAGAAAGAAGATTTGTGAGAAATATATATCAATATTCAACTCAAGCCACGAGAAATTGATAGAATTCATCAACAGATACTATACGCGCCGCGGTTGGCGAATCATCAGCATAGTAAAAGGTAATGGTAACTTTTGGGCAACATTGGAACTGGAAACGGTGTGAAAAGGCTGTAGAGCTTGCAGATAAGGCAGCTGAACAAAAGAGCAAAGCTGAGTACTGGGAAATCAAATCAAAAGAAATAACGTTAGCAATGCCCGAAAGCCTAGAGTATTTCTCAGCTAGACTTGAAAAAGCTGTTGAGTATCATAAAGGATTGAAAGACGGAAGTATACCAAGATCTCATTCTTTTTCTTTGGCTTATGCCAATAAAGATGTTAAAGAACTAAAAAACAAAGTTGAAATAGCTAGATTGTTGTGGGGATAATGATGAATAAAAAAACAATCAAGAGGGGAAGAACCTTTGGTTTCATTGCGTTTTCCCGTTATGCTAAATCGTCAAGGGAACGAAGTTGGGGAGTAATTATGCAATTCAACAAAAAACAAGGCAGAATAAGCCACGAAAACCCTTGCGAAATTATTGCGCCTAGAATAACAGTAATGCCGGGTTGGATAAGCCGGTAAATTAAAGGAGTGGCAAGAATGAAGGAAATAAGTGAAGAAAAATTAAAAGCGATTATAGAAAGTCAGGGAAAGTGGCTCGGTATCGGAGAGAAAAGGAAGAGCTTGAAGATGCCTTGGCGATGTACCAATGACGACGTGGAATGAACTGCCGGCACACCTTGTAAGTAAAATACGTTCGGACAGCGTAACGGCGCCGGCGAATTTACCAGGGGCTGTACCTGTGCTGAAATATAGTAATGCAATAACTGAGGTTGACGGGATTCGCTTTGATAGCAGGAAAGAAGCAAAATACTATGAGGATTTACTTTGGCAGCAGCGTACCGGTGCAGTAAAAAGCATTGAATTACAGCCTGAATTCGTTTTACAGCCCGGCTACGAGGTCGCAGGTAAAAAGATAAGGCCGATTATTTACAAGGCTGATTTCAAAGTTACGGAAGCCAGCGGCCACGTTTATTATGTTGACACCAAGGGCATGCGGACGCAGGTGTATATGATCAAAAAGAAGATGCTGCTTTATAAGTACCCGGATATTGATTTTAGAGAAGTTTAAGGCGGTGGAGTAGATGAGTAAATTTGACTACGACATATTTTACGGCGGAGCAGATGACATTGGTGTAAGCAAAGAAAAATATACTAAGGAAGAAGCTATAAAGATAGCAATGGTAGAGCTAGAACGGCATGATACAAATGGCTTATTTCTTGCAATGAGCGATGCTTTTGCGCATCATAGGGCAGGAGTAAATGAAGATAATGAGCCTTGTGTTGGCTGGTGGCTTGAATATAAAGAAAGAAAAAGAAGTTGCCCTGTATATGCTTTTCATGTAGTAAATAAAGAACGTATGGAGTGGGAGAAAACACGGCCTTGTTATGCTGGAACTGAATATATTCCATTGGAGGCTTGTACATGATAGCAATTAAAGAAATGGATATGCCTGAGAATTGCTTAAAGTGTCCTTTTATAGATGAAAGTGGGCAGTATTGTCAAGTTGATGGCAAAGCATTAGTGCCTAATATTCTTTGTATAGATATCGAGGGCGTACGAGAGAATTTTAAGGTTTTGGAAAGCGGTAGGAATACATATTGCCCATTAATTGAGATCAAGGATGGTGAAGAAAAATGAATCAATTGTTTATAAGTGTTACGGTGCTTTGGATGATAGCTTGCATTGTAATGAGTACAATATCTAAATAGGAGCGTGAATAACAATGCCATATACTATAACGATTTATTTGAAATCTGACAACGATATTTACATGAAATTTGGTGCAGAATTCAGTAAATTCATTTCTGAGACAGACTTAAACCATTGGGAAGAAACAGCTATAAACGCTTTAATAAGCATGAGCGGTGGCACAAAAGCTATGATAATTAGCAAAAGTGAATATGAAGAAAATATAGACGAAACCGAGAGCATTCCAGAAGATGATTAGTGGATAAAGGAAGAGGGAGAATAAATAGCATGGATTTTATTTATTTACTAATGAATTGTGTCGTTACAGCATCTATTATTGTGATTACAGGGTCAGCTCTTTGGTCTATATTGGTACTTCTGACTGACAGCAGTGACAGACATAGCCGCTTATATGTCATTACTCACACTATAGGGGCTATAACACTTATGTTATTTGGAATAAAATTTCTCGTAGGATGGTTGAAATGACCAATCATAAAATATGTGTTTACAGACAAGGGGGCATGAAAAATGTATGAAATAGGACCGAATTTATCAATGGTATTAATGGCTATATTGACCGTAGTTTTTATAGCTGTTTTTGGATATTTTGGCACAAGAAGGTGAAGAAAAATGCGTGAAATATTATTTAGAGGTAAAGACAGTATCACTAAAAGTTGGGTATATGGGGCACTTGTACAACAACAGGACGACCCTTTAAAAGAAAAAGCGTTTATTATTAGTTATTCAAATTATCAGTTTGGTGATTTTTCAGAAGCGGTTATGCATGAAGTTGACCCTGAAACTGTTGGTCAGTGTACTGGGTTTGGTGATAAGAACGGCAACAAGATATTTGAAGGCGATATCGTCTGTATGGACGATTGGATACCACCATGTATGCAGGTAGCTTATGCAAAGGGAGCTTTCTACTTAGCGGAAATTGAAAAACCAGTTAAATATTATGGTGACATTTATTATTTAACCTATGGTGGGAAACCTTGTGCAAAAGTTATCGGCAATATCTATGATGATTTGAGCTACTAAAGGAGCGGTGAATAAAAATGGAAGAAGAACAATGCCCTTGTGATGATTGTGACGCCACCTGTGATTACTGGGACAGTAAATACTGCTGTACATATTGTCGTTGGCAGTATGGAGACATTGAACCTGACTGTGAGAATTGTGACCCGATGGATATTTGAGAGGACGGTGAATAGATTATGCGATTAATAGATGCAGATGCATTAAAACTGAAACTAATAGGTGAAGAGTTAGACGCTTATGCAAAGGCTGATTTTCGTTTTTCTCAGGCGTTAAGCATTTTTCAAGGTTTAATAAACGAAGCCCCTACAGTAGAAGAACGTAAATACGGGCTATGGCTTAGAAAACCTTTAGCTGGACGGCCTACAGTAAGATGTTCTTGCTGCAGAACTGTATTTAGCGAAAATAGTGAAAAATTTGCTTACTGCCCTTACTGTGGCGCAAAGATGAACGGTGGATCCGAATGAACATACTAAAGATAGAAAGATCAATAGCTTTATTAAAACCAATCATCTGGAAAATGCCTATTAATAAGAAAAGAGAGGCTTATATAACTTTATTGACAGCTGCTCAAAAGCAACTACCACAAGAAGTAAATTTGGTAGTCGAAGAGCATTTTATACCAAACTGTCTTTTTCCACAACAAATACCTAAAGGCTGGGCATGTCCTGTATGCGGACGTGAGGTAGATGATGATGCTCATTATTGCAAATACTGCGGCCAAGCTATATGTGATGATTAAGGAGTGAAGACATGAATTATCCTGATCTAATAAAATGGATATTTGAATTTGTATATGAACATTGGATATTAACGTTTTTGTTTATATTAGTTTTAAGAAGGTTTAGTATTTTTACAATAAATCTATCAGATAAGAAGGGCGATACAAATGTTATTAACAATAGAAAGCAAGTTTAATATAGGCGATAATGTACATGGGACTAAGGGAGAACGTAAAGTACTTGGTATTAAATTAGATTCCAAGGGTATCTTATATTTACTTGAAAGTGTAGATGGTACGAGAGAATGGGTACAAGAATATTGGGTTGTTCGAGAACATGAACACGAAGAGTTTGAGGAGGCTATTTTGAGCCAATTCGCAGAAGACAGAATAAATCCTTGGAAGAATTATTTTAGGCGATTTAGAAAGCAAAGCTAGAAGGAGACTGATATGCTAATAGAACTGTTACGAAAGCATACAGAGTGGTATTTTTTGAATAGGAAATATATTCAGAAAGCTGTTGATGATGAAAGAGAGCAGCGTACTGCAAAGAAAGGGCATACTGGGGGTGGAAGTCATGCTTTTATCAGTAATCCAACAGAAACATCTGCACTAAAGAATATTGAACCAATCAAGATGATTTCGTGGGGACAAGGTCCTTATCAAACTATAGTAATAAATCCTGAAGCATGGCTTGAAGTAATAGCTGAGACGTATAAGGTTCATGAGAAACAAGCAGCAGGAGATGCTATGTTCCAGCGTTATGAATATAATAAGTCGCCAGGAGTAATTGCTGGACTAAAAGGTATGAATAGAGATACTTACTACGAGCTTCGTGAAGAGTTTTTAAACGATGCTGTCGTTTTAGCAATCGAAAAAAAATTATTGAGAATTAAAAATGTATCCGACAAATTACCTGTTCTGATGAGTTAAAATAGTATTATAAGTAAGTAGGCTTACAACAAGCTTGGGGAAACGTTCAAGCTTAGCGCTTGGACACTGCCCTGCCGTTGGGGTAATACAGCGGCTTAATTTAGCATAAAAATAAGGAAGTGTAATTATGAGAAAAACCGAAATGGAATTAAAAGATACAGTTGAATTAATGAATAGTGCGGATTACAAAGATAGGTTTAAAGCTGAGTACTGGCAAAACCAACTTAGATACGAAAAACTACATGATATGGTAATCAAATATGAAGCAGGTACTTTAAACTTTACGCCTACTTGTGATATTGAATTGCTGAAAAAACAAAAATCGCATATGGGGCAGTACCTTTACTACTTAGAGTTAAGAGCAGAGATTGAAGGGATTGACCTAAAAGGCGTGGATATGCCACAAAAAGATATTGTTGTAGCAATTCATGGAAGAAAAATGCCAAATAATTGTGGGGAATGTGATCTGCGAGCATTTTTCGAAGCAGATGTTCCGCCAAGAGAAAATTGCGAAAGATGTATTTTAACAGATTGGCCTGTTGATGTAAATGATAAAAAAAGGCGGTCGCCTGGTTGCCCGTTTGTTGAAGCGATTACTCTAAAATAACATAAGAATAACTAAAGGCACTTAACTTCGGTTAGGTGCTTTTGTATTTGCAAAGGTGGTGAAGGAGATATGGCTGCATTAAAAGATCCAAGGCAGGAGAAGTTTTGTCGGCTTATGGCTGTAGGTGGTAAAACGCAAGAGCAGGCAGCCATAGATGCAGGATATTCAGCGAAAAGTGCTAGGCAGGCTGCGTCAAGGCTGTTAACAAAGGCGCACATTGTTGACAGGGTAGCAGAGCTTCAAACTGTTACTGAAGAAAAAATTGCAGATGAACAGAAGGATATTATAGATGAACTTAGCAAATTAAGGAAGTTCTGGCTAGAAGTGATAGACGATAAAGAAGAGCGTATGAATAATAGGCTTAAAGCATCTGAGCTATACGGAAAATCAATAGCAGCGTTTGTTGAAAAACGTGAAGTCAGCGGTAAAGATGGAGAACCTATTACATTTCGCTGGGCTGGTGATGACGGTTGAAAGTAATAACTATACCATACAAACCAAGACCTCTTTGGAAAGATGTAATTCATCCTGCGCTTGATAAATATCGTTTTGCTGTTATAGTAGCGCACAGACGTTATGGCAAGACCGTAGGAATGATAAACGAATTGAGTAAGAGCGCCATTAAGAATACGCTTATAAGTCCTCAGTTCGCATACGTGGCACCGTTTAGAAACCAAGCTAAGATGATTGCCTGGAACTACTTGAAATATTACACAAGCGCAATTCCAGGAAGAAAGGTTAATGAAAGCGATCTGTTTATAGAACTGCCGTCGAAGCATAAAAATGCTGTTGGGGCAAGGATATATATTATAGGCGCAGATAAGCCTGATGCCCTTCGCGGTACTTACTGGGATGGTGTTGTCCTTGATGAATACGCTCAAATAAAGCCTGAATTATGGGGCGAAGTAATACGGCCGGCATTAGCTGATCGTAAGGGGTTCGCATATTTCATCGGAACGCCTAAAGGACAGAATCAGTTTTATGAGATATACCAAAGAGCTCAACGCAGCGAGGAATGGTTTACCTGTCTTTATAGAGCTGATGAAAGCGGTGTACTGGACGAAGCAGAACTTAAATCTATGATGGAAGATATGACGGATATAGAAATACGTCAGGAGCTTTATTGTGATTTTACTGCATCGGCTAGTAATGTTGTTATTCCTATTGATTTGGTTACGGCGGCAGCACACAGACTGCTTACAGAAAAAGATGTGCAGGGCGCTCCAGTTATTCTTGGTGTTGATGTAGCCAGATATGGTGATGACAGATCTACTATTTTTAAGCGACAGGGACTGTGGGTAGATGAGCCTTTAGTTTACAAAGGCCTGGACACTATGGATATGGCGGCAAGAGTTATTGATGCGATGATCAGATATAAGGCCGATATGACTTTTATTGACGCCGGAGTCATGGGTGCTGGAGTTATAGATCGAATTAAGCAGTTGGGGTACAACAATATCAGTGAGGTCTACTTTCAGGGCAATGCACTGCATGAACAGCGTTTTGAAAATATCCGTGCCGAGATGTATTTTAAGATGCTTGAATGGCTCAAGTCTGGTGGTGCTATACCTGATATGCCGGAATTAAAAAGCGAGCTTAGTATTGTAGAGTATAAGTTTAGTAAACATGGCAAAATCATTTTGCAGCCTAAAGAAGAAATTAAGGAAAAGATAGGTAAAAGCCCCGATCTTGCAGATGGCCTTGCTTTGACTTTTGCAAGGCCTGTTTATCCGAGATTGAAGCCTGGTGATCCTGGGTATGGCCGTAAGATGATGTGCAATACAGATTATTCGATATTTTAAGGAGTGATAGTATGGGAATTTTTAAAAAAGTATTTGGCGGCGGTAGCATTAGAATGCCAGAAGTTGTTGAAACGCCTCCGGCGCCTACTACGGTAACCAGTACAGAGACAGGAACAGAAACAGATCCGGCAAAGAAAAATAAAAGGCGTGGTTTTGCTTCTACGCAAGTGTCGTCTGATCGCAATACTATTGCAGGCAACGCTACTGGCAGAAAGACTTTAGGTTAGGGGTATTGAAATGGCTAAAGCTAAATTAAAGCAAAAAGAAATTGAAACTATAGCAGCACGAGCGCCGGCAGAAACACACCCAGCAGATGGGCCGTCTTTAAAAAGCCACTGGCCAGAGAAAAGAAAACTGATTAGAAAGATGAGAGATCTTTATGAAAAAAGACTTGATTATGAAATTCGTTGGAAAGCGATTAGAGATTATCAGTTGCCGTTTATAGGCGAATTCGATAATACGGCAGATAAAACTAATCCTGCCCGCAGACGTGATCTGGAAATTGCTCAGGGCGTTGCATGGTTGGCCGCACAAGTATTTGCTGCAGGCGTAATGAGCGGTTTAACCCCTCCTAGTCGTCAGTGGTTCAAATTAGGGTTTAGCAATAGTGCGATGAGTGGTGATATTGAAGCCACGAGAGTGTTGGATATCAGGCAAGAAATAGTATCTGCGGTGCTTTCAAAGAGTAATTTTTACAATAGCATACATTCGGTGTATCTTGAGTTGCCATTTGGACAATGCCCAATGGCAATTTTTTATGACCCGAGTACGGGTATTAGATGTGTACCTATGACTATTGGGACTTATGCTCTTGGTGTAGACGGCTTTGGCAAGGTGCAGACATTCGCTCGAAAATATGAAATGTCATTAGCACAGATAGTTGATTGTTTTGGACAGGAAAGCCTGCCTCAACATTTGCAGCAGCAAGCGACTAATGGTACTGGACTTGATAAAAAGCATACTGTCAATTGGCTTGTTGAACCAAATGACAAACGCCTGCCAGGATATATGGATAGGTTGAATATGCCTTATAGGTCTGTGTATTGGCTTGATAAATCGCAGGATAATGAATTCTTATACGTTGGGGGGTTTGAAGAATGGGCCATACCAGTTGCAAGGTATCTTGTAAACGGGCTTGAACCGTACGCTAAAGGGCCAGGTTGGTTCGCTGAAGGCGATAGTAAAGCACTTCAGACTATGAAAAAAGATTTGCTTACAGCTATTGAGATTGGGGTTAAACCTCCAATGAAAGGACCGGCTTCGCTGCTGAACAACGGTGGTATTAATCTTATTCCTGGCGGGATGACAGCTGTGGATGACCAGTCACAGCAGTTCGTTCAGCCGCTGTTCCAGGTCAATTTAGATATTGACCATGCTTCTCAGGAGATCATTCGCACGGAGGACGCAATCAAAAGGCACTATAGTGCAGATTTATTTTTGATGCTTGATAGTGTTGATAACGGGCAAATGACGGCACGCGAGGTCATGGAACGCACACAGGAAAAGTTGCAGCAGCTAGGGCCTGTAGTCGAACGGTTACAGGATGAGTTCCTAACGCCGATTATTGTTAGGATATACAACATCCTCGAAAGGTCTGGAGCATTCCCGCCGATACCACCTGAGATCCAGGAACGTATAAGCGATGAGGATATTAAAATTGAGTATATTTCCCCGTTGGCGCAAGCGCAGAAAATGAGTGGACTTGTTAATATCGAACAGGCTCTTGCTACTACGCTGCAGATGGCGCAGGCTTGGCCGGAAGTGCTCAAGAAGGTTGATCCTATAGGAACACTGTCCAAATACTTTGAAATGCTTGGTGCTCCCGCTGCTATGCAACGTAGCGACGATGATGTTAAGAAGCTTATTGAGCAAGAACAGCAGGCATTACAAGAGCAGCAACAGACGCAGGAAGCAATGGCTCTTATGCAGGCAGCAGCACCGGCAGCACAGGCGGCAAAGAACATGACTGAGGCTGCAAATGATGGTAACCCAGCTATGGCAGCTTGGTTAGGCATGGGAGGCGGCGCAGGTGAGGTATAAGAGTATTACAGATGCGGATAGCCGGCAAGCTAAATTGCAGGCGTTCTTTCAAAGAGAGCTTCGCAAACGCGATCAGGATGCACTATCAACTATCTTAAATAGCGAAAGCGGACGCTGGTTTTTAATGCGATTGCTTGATAAAACAAAAATCAATATAGATAGTTTTACCGGCAATTCACAGACCTTTTATAACGAGGGTATGAGAAAAGTCGGTTTATTAATTCTCGATGATATTAAGAGTCTTGGTATTTCTGGAGTAGAGCTCAAACAAAAGGCTGAGCTTGAATATATAAAAACTCAAATCAAAGCGCAGGAAATTGCTGCCGAACAATTGGAAGGAGACGATGACTAATGGAAGATGTAACTAACACGAGTGCCAACGATAACACGCAGGGCACTGAAGTAGTTGAACAGCAGAAAGAGGTTCAACAGGAGACACAGTCTGCTGATACCCTTCTTGGTGGTAAAGCAGAAACTCAACCACAGGAAGAAGCTGAACCAATTGCTTATGACTTTAAAGAAACTATTTCCGCTATGGATGACTTTGAGTTCAGCCAGGAAGAGAGCGATAAGTTCGTAGAGGTCATTAAGGATATGGGGCTTAACAATGAGCAGGCTAACGCTATTGTTAAGTATGGCGGCGAATGGGGTAAAGGCATCGCAGAAGCTGCTATGAATGCTGTTATAGAGCAGCGAAATACAGAAGTTCAAAATTGGGGTGAGACTGCAAAGAAAGAACTTGGGACAGAGTTTGACAGTATCATTAGTCTTTGCGGTCTTGCGGTGGAACATGTAGAGAAAGCGGTTCCTGGTATCAGGCAGGCGTTAAACGAAACAGGCGCAGGTAACAGAATTGAAGTTATCCGCGCTTTTTCTATGCTCGGAAAGTTTTTGGAGAGTGACCCGGGTAAAGGCGCTGGCGCTCCTGCCGCACAGGGAAGCAGCCTTGAAAAATTCTATGACAAAACAGATTTTAGTAAATTAAAATAAGAGAGGATGAATGAATAATGGCAGTTTTAAATCAATTGGCATATACCTTAGCTGATTGGAGGGGAAGACTTGACCCTTCCGGAAATGTAGATGATATTATTGAGGTATTGTCTCAATCTAATCCAATTTTAGAAGAAATGACTTTTATGGAGGGCAATCTTCCTACTGGGATCGTGACTACTCAACGTACAAAAGTTCCTGAACCTTCTATCCGTCGTATCAATACTGGTGTTCCTTATAAAAAGAGCGGAGTAAAACAGATTAATGATACGACTACTTTATACGAAAATCGTAATAAGATGGATGTAGAGCTTTTGCGTTTGCAGAATGATCCTGCAGCTTTCCGTTATAGCGAGGATCTAGCATTTGTAGCCGGCTTTGGTGATCGTATTGCTAAAGATGTTATTTATGGCGGACTTAGCGAGGTTCCGGATGAATTTAACGGGTTCGATATCAGACATCGTTATTTTGGCAATGGTGATGATCCGACGGCTGAAGGCTATACTACTCTTAATGCTGGCGGCGGTACCAAAAATACATCTATTTATTTTGTAAATTGGGGAGAACGTACATGCTCAGGCGTGTTCCCTAAAAATGGTAGTGCTGGTTTGAAGAAAGAAGATCTTGGACAACAAACTACAATAGCGGATGACGGAACTGAATTTGAAGCTATGATTACGAAATGGACTTGGAATGTAGGCCTGACTATTCGTGATTATAGAGCTGTAGGAGCTATTCGCAATATTGATGCAGCACAGTTTGCATCTGCAACTTCTGCTCAAAAGCAGAAGATTATTGAGAATGTTATTCGCGTTCATGACCGGTTGAGAAATCCTGACAGTGTTATGATGTACTGTTCTCGCAGCATGTATACTCTGTTCAAACTGTGCTTGATCGATAAAAATAACGTTCATGTTGAAATGGAAACGCTGGCCAATGGCATTAAAGTATTAAATGTAGATGGTATGCGTGTACGTAAACTTGACTGTATTCGTGAAGACGAAGCTAAAATTGAAGCGTGAGGAGTGAAAAATAATGAGATTAGATAAGGAAAATATTTTCTTTGAGAAACCTGCTGCAGAATTAGTTGACGGTGTTCTTGGCGATATTATCGCTATGGGCGGCGGAGACAGCATCAATCCAATGTGGCTTTATGTAGGACCGAAGCTTGAAAGCGGCAGTGTTGTTTTAACTCTGGAAACTGCTGATGATGAAGCGTTCAGCGAGGCTGTAGCGCTGGGAAGCTTTACTCTGGACGACAATGCTCCTGTACGAGCTAAGGTGCCTTTGGGAGTAAAAGAATACCTGCGCATCAAAGCTAGTGATTCCAGCACTCCAACTAATGCAACTGCCGATAAAATTGTTGCGGCGCTCGCTGTAGATGTGGATTTTAAATGATTTTAGATAGTAATGGTAATACTGTAATGCCGGGTAGAAAGCTCGAAGATATGTCGGCCAATGAATTAAGAGCTAAGCTCTATAATGCCGATGTTAAATATCCGGCAAATGCCAGTAAACAAGATTTGATTAGGCTTATTAGAGAAAATATTAAATAACACCTATGTAGTCATGTGACGACTATGTACAAGCACTTAGGGACGTCTTTAAGGCGTCCCTATTTTAATAAAGAGGAAAATAACATGGAGGTGTTTCCGTGATGAATAATACAGATATTTGCAATATGGCCTTGGCTTATTTAGCTAAAGGCCGCATTTCTTCTATTGACGAGAATAACGAACTTGCAAGGCAGTGCAAGCTGTTTTATGACCATAGCCGAAAAGGTCTATTGCGTGAATATAGCTGGGGCTTTGCTAAGAGGATTATTAGGCTTGCAGAATTGGATGCTTCAAATCCTGATTGGAAGTATGTATATGCATATCCGGAAAAATGTGTGTGTGCAAGACGTATTTTTAATGAGAAAGAGACTGTAAACAGCTTGGATAGAGATAAGTATGATTTGTTTTTGATTAGTGATAATACGCAGGCTATAGGATGTGATGTGTACCAAGCATATTTGGAGTACACATATGACGCAGAGGATGCAGAGCTTTTCAGTTCTGATTTTGTTGAGGCGTTGGCGAGGATGTTAGCTTTTAATATTTGCTTACAGTTAAATGGCAATGGGACTATCCAGCAGACACAATATCAACTGGCACAGGCAGCTCTTAGCAGGGCAAAATATACTACGGCCGCTGAACGTCAGGATAAGTTGGACTACCCTGATAAATACTTTACTGCGAGGATGTGAACTTATGGCTAGAGGAAGTGGACCAAATCCTTTTTATGTACTGCAGCCGGCATTTACTGCAGGAGAGATATCTAATGCGGTAGCTAACCGCGTTGATCTGGATAAATATCAGTATGCGCTTTTGACTGCTGAGAATTGTTATATTCGCCCTTATGGGCCCGTGTATCGTCGCAGCGGAACTGTTTACTGTATTGCTACAAAATATGCTGATAAGAGATGTATTCTGGCGGGGTTTAATTTTACTGACGATATTAATTATTTGCTTGAAATAGGGGATCAGTACATCAGAATACATAGAAACGGGGAATATCTTGGTATAGAGATAGTAACTCCTTTTACAGAATCTGATTTGGAAAAATTAAGATTTGCTCAGTCTGCGGATGTTATATACATTACGAGCGGTAGTTATCCGGTGAAACAATTAGCAAGATACAGCGAAACGGACTGGAAGTTTGGCGATTTTGAAATTACTCATGCTTATTTTGAAGATGAGGTTATGATGGATTTAGTTGAGAGCGCTGTTTATACGTCTCCTGGTGATTATACGTATACAGTGCCAAAAGATGGCCGCTACACAATAGAAGTTGCAGGTGCTGGTGGCGGTGGCAGCGGTGTGGCAAGGAAAGCAAGTGATAAACAAAGCTCTGGCGGGACTGGCGGCCGTGGTGGATTTTACAGTTTTGATATGGATTTGACCGAAGGTGATAGTTTTCCTGTAACCGTAGGAGCCGGAGGAAAAGGCGGAGCCGTACATTATGGAGCCGGTTATGGTAATGCTGGCGGCAACGGTGGAAGCAGTAGTGCTTTTGGCTGGGTAGCGCAAGGCGGTGGAGGAGCTACTGCGGCTTATTCAGAAGAGCATGGAGCAAAAAACGGAAGTGATGGAATCAATTATGGCAATGGTGGCATTGGCGGGAAGAAAGGCGTTGCTTATGATGATAACAATCTTTCAGGGACAGATGGGGCAAATGGCTGGGTTACTATAGCGTTTCAGGATAATCCGAAGGTTACACCGTCCAGTACAACAGGCACTGTGACCATTACAAGCAATAGGCCTATCTTTAACGAGGGATTGATTGATGGTAATATTAGGCTGACACATGAGGTAGAATCGTCCTCGGTAGAATTAAATTTGAAAGACAATGCTAAAGGAACGACTGGAGCGGTTGTCGTTGGAGAAAGCTGGAAGGTTATTTCCGGTGGAACGTGGACTGGAAGTTTTCAAGTGCAAAAAAGTGAGGATGGTACAACGTGGAAAGAATATCGTAAATATTCTGCTACAAATAATTTTAATGCTACTGAAAGCGGTACAGTAACAGATACAACTTATTTGAGAATAGAAGCTTCTATAACAAGCGGTGATCTGACTGTTACGCTTACTGCACTGCCGTATACTAAAGACGGCACAGCTAAAATAGTTAGTTATATCGACGAATATAATATTAAAGCTATGGTAAACGAACCGTTTGGTTCTACAGAAAGTACTACTACTTATGCTTTTGGGGCTTGGAATAGCAATTTCGGTTATCCAAAAACGGTATGTTTTTTTCAAGACAGACTTTGCTTTGGTGGAAATAATAAAAGACCGTATATGGTTTGGATGTCTAGAAGCGGTGATTATCCTAATTTTGGCGTAGAAAAGGTCAGTGGTACAGTAACAGATGATAGTGCTATTGCCGCTTCGTTTATCAGCAGGAAACAATTTGATATTTTACATTTAATTCCGTCTGTGGATTTGCTTGTTTTAACGCAGGGCAATGAATGGATCGTTTCAGGGAGCGAGGTCGTGACACCGACGAATATCACACCGAAGATGCAAACTACCAGGGGCTGCAGCAATTGTGAGCCGCTTACAATTGGCAATAGAATTGTATTCGTACAGGGACGTGGTTCGACAGTGCGGGATATGGGCTACAGTTTTGAAACCGACAGCTATGGCGGTATGGAATTGACGATACTGGCGGGACAAATTATAAAGGGACTTTCGATTACTGATTCTGCTTATAAGCAGGAGCCGGACAGCATAATTTACTTTGTGCGCAGTGATGGTACGATAGCGTGTCTGTCTTACATAAGAGAACAGGAAGTATATGCATGGTCAAGAATTATTACTGACGGTGAATTTGAAGCTGTAGTGAATATTCCTGAAGGTGATGAGGATAGTGTATATGTTGTTGTTAAACGTGTGGTAAATGGAGAAACTGTTCGTTATATTGAGCGGTTTGACAATAACTATGACGGTGATGCTCCGAATGATTATGTAATGTTAGATTGCGCTAAAAAGTATGATATGGATGAGGCGACTAATATTGTAACAGGGCTTGGTCACCTTGCTGGCAATAATATTACTGTTTTAGGTGATGGGCGTGTATTGAGAAATTATAAAGTGCTTGATGACGGTACTGTTGAATTACCTATACAAATTAAACGTGCGGTTGCAGGTCTACCGTATACTATGAATATTGAGCTTCCTAATGTTGAAATTCAATTACAGGACGGAACTATGCAGGGCAGGTTTAAGCAGGTGTCAGAGGCGATTTTACGCATTGAAAATACTCTCGGCGGTGAAGTTGGTACTGAATTTGGAAATCAGGATGCTATTGCTTATGATGAATTTAGCGTTACTGAGAATATGAAATTGTATAGTGGAGATAAAACGGCAACTCCACCGGCAGGTGGGTTTGATCGTGATGGAAGACTTTGTATTACAAGTACTGAACCTTATCCATTTAATTTGCTCAGCGTAACGAGGAAGGTGACTTTTGGTGGCTAAAAAGTATAAGGTCGAATTGGCTGACGTTGATAACGCTATTGGAATTGCTGTAGCGCTGCTGAAAGATTTGAGAGATAGTGATAGGCAGGAGCTGGAAGCATATGAGGAAGACGAAATAATGCTTGTTGCCGGTAGTATTGAAAATGCAGATCATTGTTACATTTATAAAGATATGGAAGATAACATTCTTTGTATTGTAGGATTAACTGAAATTCCAGGCGTTCAGGGTAAAGAGATTTGGATGTTGGCGACAGAAAGGATAAGTAGTTTCAAAAAAGAGCTGCTTATTTGCGTTGCCAGGCTTTTAATTTCAAAATGGGTAAAAGAATACGGGCGGCTTTATAATTACGTTTACAGCGGCAATTCTGCTTCTATACGGTGGCTTGATAGGTTGGGAGCAATGTTCTTAGCTCCTATAAAAATAAAAAAGAACGGAAAAGAGTTTCTTCCGTTCGTAATTGAGGAGGGGAGTATATAAATGTGTTTATCTGTAGGTATGATGATGGGATTGACTGCTTTGCAGGGAGTATCGCAAATAGCTGCGACGAACCAACAGGCTAAAGCGCAGCAGGCTTATTACGATGCGCAGGCACAGGCTGCAGAACAAAACGCTGATATACAGGCAAAGAAGGGGGAGCAGATAGCGGAGCAGTACGCTTATGAGCAGCAAAAGCTCAATGATCGTCGTCGCCTTGTAGCAGGTCAGCAGGCCGCCGCATTTGGCGCCGCAGGCATCAGTGGCGATATGGGGACAGCTCTTGACCTTAGTGATTCCAGCTTTAGGGCTTATAGAAAAGACAGTAACCAGCTTTTGAGTAATCAGCGCAACGACCAATGGAGTAACTATCTTGGCGTAGTGAATTACAAGAACCAGGCTAACGCTGCAAGAGCTTCTGCTTATAACGTGAAACAACAGGCCAAGCAGCAGAATATAGGCACTATCTTGGGTACTGCTGCTGGTATTTTTGGCGCATATAAAAATTACGGCGGCAGCGGGAAAACAGGCGGTTCATCCAACGGAGGCTTTGTTTATCAGTCGCCTTATCAAAATAATTACACAATTCCATATTCGGGCATAGCGCCACTTGGTAAATCAAAATATCCTTACTTATAAACTTGCATTGGTACGAAATGTATTATATAATAAACGAAAAGAGATAGCTTGATATTGGCGTGTCAGCTCTCTCCTGAATAAGTTAAAACTTGAAGAAAAGGCCGACTACACCGTTAGTGGGTCTTTTGTCTTATATAAGTAAAATTACTTACTTTTAGACAAAATGATAGCAACGAGCGTACCAAAGGTTACCATCAAAGATAATGCTTCGTATACAGTCATGCTATCACCTCCCTTGACAGGGAGAGAATCCGACTATCAAACTATCTCGGACAACATTATAACATACCTTTGAGCGCTTAACAATTTGTTAAAGCGCTTTTTCTATACCTAAAAAGGAGGTCTAAACCTATGAAATTCAGTCAATATCCTTCACAGGTCAATCCTAATACAATACAGGGACAAGTACAGCGCCCAGGCGATTTAAACAGTTACGGCGGCAATGGCGCTGGATACGAGGCTATTGGTAGAGGATTGGGTGCGCTGAATGAAGCTTATCAGAAATTTATAGAAAGTGTTGATCGATCCAGAGTTGTAGAAGCTGATGCTGAATATGATAAACGAATTTCTGATTTGTTGTATAATCCACAGAATGGTTTAATGCACACTCAATATGCTAATGCAGAGGGGATTGCGGGTAAATTTCAGAGCGAGGAACAAAAAATAAGACAAGAGATTATGGGAAAATATAATTTCCGTCTTGAAAGAACTTCTAGCGTTTTTAATAATTGGGCTAATAATGATGCACAGAAAAGATTTATGTTGGTTGGACAACATGAATATAAACAGGTTGAAGCTAATAAAGATTTAGCATTATCAAATAATATTGATGAAAATTTTAATTTTGCAATGCAAAATTATGACAACGACGCTTTGATAAAGTCGGAATTTGATAAAAGCGCTACTCTTGTTATGGATAGATATAAAGGGCAAGATCCCGAGTTTATAAAAAGCGAAGCTAAAAGATTATTAGCTCCTAAAATGGCATCGCTTGTTGGAACTGCTTTAGCTAATGGCGATATTGACAGAGCTGGGGCGATGATAGAAAAGTGGGGAGCTTTCATGCCTGATGAAACTAGGCTTGCTTATTCTAGGATTGCACATGCTAGAAAAGAAAGAGAATACGAACATTATACAGGCATAACCGCGTATGAACGATTTGGTGATGATTATGAAGCTGCTAGGCAGTATATTTACGGCGATGCTTTTGGATATGATGGTGAAGCTGCTGTCAGAAGTGCAAGAGAAGATATTGGGAATAATTATGGGACTAACACATGTACAATAAGAAGTAATAATTGGATTGCTGCAGGTGGAGGTAAGGAAGGTAATACTTGGGCTCCTACACAATTTGAAGATATGAAAGCTGCAGGATTGATATTTACTGATAAGTCGCAACTTCAAAGTGGTGATATTGTTTATTGGAATTATGGTGGAGATCCAAATGATGTTGACCATGTAGGGATATATGACGCAAAGACCGGAACAGTAATACAAAGTGGAGATCATGGAGTTGCGGAAATTTCACTTGATTATGCAAATATTTCTGGTTTTGCAAGACCTAAAGGAAGAAATGTATCCATAGAAGATAAAGATAAAGCATGGGATGCTTATGTTACCCAAGTTAATTATAATAATGCAATAAAAAATAACCATAAGAAAAGAATTATTGATAGCGTGCAACAAGAAATGTGGAATAAATTTAAGTCTGGTGTTATTGATCCTAACGAGTTTCAAAGCCTTGTATATAATGTTTCTGGCGGCGATGTTGATATTGAAATGAACCTTTTAAAATTCGGCAATGACTTGATTGGAATACAAGGTAAAGCAGCTGCTGAATCTTCTAACGGTGCAGTTTATAAAAAAATTAAGGATGCAATTACCGATGGCACTGTAACACCAGCCGAGGCAGTATCGTTAATTAACCAAAACGCAACAGTCTTGGGTGAAGCAGATAGAAGCAGGTTATTGGCTTTGGCTAGAAATCAAGATCCAAGAAATAAGGATATTGATAAACAGTTAGCTACTATGATCAATGAAGCACTTTCTGATCCAGTGGAAAGAGGAGAAGCTCAAATTTACTTGGATAATGCAATAGAAGGTAAAACTGATCCTCAGAAAAGATACGACGATGGATATGGTGTATTGTATGGGACAAAGGATAAACCGGGAATTTTGAAGAATAAAGCTATTTTTAAAAATTATAATAGCAAACAACGTGAATGGGGTTCGTTAAAGAGCAGCCTTTCTCCGAAACTTTATCCTTATATAGATGCTTATCAAAGACAGAATGGGAATAATATTGATTTAGGACAGGCAAGAACAGTTTTTGAATCCATAAATCCTAATGATAAATACCAGGTTTCAGCGCTTCAATATGCTGCTGTTTATAATAGTCCTATGGATATCCAAGAACTTAATAAACAGATTGCGGCTATGGCGGTCCGTGATGGAGTGGATGCAGCCCCGCATTTACTGGATATTCCGCAGCAAAGTAATACGGCAGTACAGCAAAATGAAAGCACTCCCTGGTTTAGTGATTGGGGAGCCAGTGAGCGCACTGGTTTGGCGGCAATGAATTTTAGTGATGTTTTAGAATCTATAAAACAGCGTAATTTAGCGACATTAAGAGGAGAAATTAACGAGGAGTGGTAATATGGCAAGGTCTTTATTATATGATGTAGCTGCGGCCGGAAAGTTTATACCCGAAGATTTAAAGACGAAAGCATTACAAGGAGCTAATGCGAATAATATATCGCTTCAAATGGCAGCTCGTAATCCTGATTATTACTTACCTAAAAACTTTGAATATGATTGGAATAAATATGAGCAAATCGCACCAAGAACAGCAGAGGCGCTAAAAGACCCTGTGCTTATGAGCATTGCCGGAACTAAAGCTGCAGAATTTTGGGGTGAGCAAGAAAATAACTGGAAAAGTATTACAGCACTGAAAAATGGGTTTAAGAATGTTGCTCGTAGTGGTTATGGTACCGTTGCACTGCTTGCTGATTTGGGAGCAGATAAAAAAGATGCTGACCTGACAATGGAATCCAAGGTTTTTAGTGCAGATACAATAGGACGGCTTTTGTATGCTGTTGGTGGAGATAAGCTAAAAACTATTGGTACTGAAGCTAAACGCATTGGTGGTAGTGAAATATTTAAACCGGAAGAAGTAAAGGCTGAAACTGCGGCAGGTCAGTTTTATTATGACTTACTGCAGAATGCACCACAATTAGCGGCACAGGTCGGCGTTGCAATCAGTACTGGCGGCTGGAGTGCTGCTGCTTTTATGGGCAGTCAGATTGCAGGCGGCCAATATTTAGACCTTACTGAAGCTGGGGTATCTAATGACAGAGCCAGAGCTGCGGCGTCGTTAAACGCTGTTGCACAGTCTGCTCTTGAAAAAGTGGGCTTGGGCAAAGTCATGGGAGCAGGAGCAAGAGCCGCTAAAATCGCAACTATGGGCGGTAAGGCTAAAGAAGTTTTTAAAACTGCATTGACAGAAGGCATTACTGAATGGATTCAGGAATACCCGGATGCCGCTGCTGAAATATGGGCTAAAAATGCGAATCTTTCCACTCAAGAGCAAATACTTAAATTTTATCAGGAGTTTGGAGAAATCACCAAAAGAGGCGCTTATTCCGGTGCTATTGGTGCGGTGTTTGGCGGTCTTGGCGGTTCGGTAAGCATTGCCGTAGACCGTAATGCAAATAGAGTTATGCAGGAGCAGGCTGTACGTACTGCGGAAACGATGAAAAATAGTAAGGACGTAAATATTACTGCCAGCAAATTAGTTCTGAATCAAACGACAGACGAAAAGGCTTATGTAGATGCTGAAACCCTTTTTACATATGCGCAGGCAAATCCTAACATGGATGTAAAAGATACCTTTGGTATAGAGGTTTCTGAACTGCAGGCAGCTGCTGTTCGTGGTGAGGATATTGAAATGCCAATGGGTACGTATTGTGCGGCAGAGGCTCAAAATCCTGGCTTTTTCCAGGCTGTAAGCAATAACGTGGCCTTTGAACCGGGTGGTTATACAGAAGAACGCGCCAAAAATAAAAAAGCTCTCCAAAGCGCTTATAAAAAAGCGTTGGAGAACGACGAGGAATTTAGAACTACAGTTGATACCTTTAGAAATGAATTGACCGAAGCTGGACTAAATCAAAAGGAAACAGGTGATGTCCTGGCTATTTTAACTAGCCGCGCTATGATTGCTAACCCAGACGACCCTATGCAGTATTTCAGGGATAACCCTGTAAGCTTCAAGCGTGTTGTCAGTACTCCTAAGGGACGATATATGCAAACTAAAAGCGCTAACGAAAAATTGATTGAGGATGAAAGAAACTTTGCTGGCATCGTAGATGAATATACTGCAGGGAAAATAAACGATACTAAAACTTATAATGTTATGACGACACCGCTTGCATTGGGTCTTGCAGGCGGTAAAATTTTGCCTGTAACTATCGACGGAAGCAAGATCAAACATATTTTTGACGGCCATTCCGATGGCATGACGCCGGAGCTGCTAAAACAAGTTCCACGTGCTATGGCTGACCCGATGATGGTTTTAGATTCGTATGCTGGGCGTAAGGTTGTTGTATTAGACTTAAAGGATGCACAAGGGTCTACTATTATTGTTCCTTTAGAACTTGATGTTGAACGCAATCGTTATCAGGTGAATGCTGTCAGCAGTGCTTATGGGAAAGGTGGAGAAAATGGCACAGATTATGATTGGTTTATAGAGCACAATCTAAAAAAAGGTAGAGTGTCATATATAAATAAAGAAAAGACTGCCAAGTGGTTACAGTCTCCAGGCAGCGATTCCGCCAGCAGAGGTAACGACCTTGACAGTCTTCTTAATAATAGTATACCAGATGAAAATGCACTTCGCAAGAGACGAGAAGAAATGCAGGGATACTACCAGGCCGAAGGGAAAACTAAAGGCGCTATCACCTGGGACGAAGAAGGTAAAGCAATTATCAGCCTGTTTGAAGGTGCTGATATGAGTACTGTTATTCATGAAGCTGTCGGACATTACTTTATTGAGAACCTCATGCGTGAAGGGGCACTCCCTAATGCTACAGAGCAGATGAAAAAAGACCGTCAGACTATGCTTGATTATGCCGGTGTCACTAAAGACTGGGATAGCTTGTCGCAGGAAGAAAAAACAGCAGCACATGAACGCTGGGCAGAGGCCGCAGAAACTTATATGCTTGAAGGCAAGGCACCTTCAAAAGAGTTGCAGCCGGTATTTAACAGGTTCAAAAAATGGCTGCTTGCTGTTTATAACGCCGTTTTTTCGGATAAGCGCAGTAAAAATGCTGTTCCAATCAACGATGAAGTAAGGCAGGTTTTTGACAGGATGCTGGCCAGTGAAGAGCAAATATCAGAAATGGAGCGTATTGACGGTTATTTTTCTGCTTTGCCAGATGTTGTGTTAGATGCACTTTCAGAACCACGTAAGCAAATGCTGCGTAATTTTGCTGCTAAAGCTCACGATAAGGCAGTACAGTTATTAACAAAAGAAAGCCTTGTTAATTTCAATCAGGAGCGTAAAGACCGAATTCAAAAATATCGTGAAGATGTAGAGCCGCAGGTCAAAGAAGCGATTGCAAAACAGCCGTTATATATGGCTTCGGAGCAGATACTTGATATTGCATCTGATTTAAAAACAGCTAAGGGCGTAGCTAACAGATATTTAGAAGGCAATTTTGATGAAAGTAAAATGGCAACTTTTGATATGATCGCTGAAGCTAATGGTTTTACGTCCGGTGACGAGCTGGCTAAAACGATTATATCAGAACCATCTTTTAATGGTGCGGTTAACAGACATATTGATGAAATGGTGCAAGACGCCTTCCCTGATATTTACAAAGAGAGAGGGCTTGCTGAAGAAGCTGCACGTGATGCTATGTATAATGACGAGAGCGGTCTTTTGATAAATACAGAAGCACAGCTTATTGAGGATAAAGTACAAGGCTTGTTAAAGGGTCAGCGTGATGCTGAAACTCTTAGAAAACTTGCTGTTGCACGCAGGCAAACAGCTAAAATCCAGGCGCAAATGGACCTGCAGAATAGAGTAAAATTAAAGGAGGCTTTGAATACCCAAAAGTATATTACTGCCGAAAGAAACGCTGCGGCTAAAGCTGCTGTGGCATTGGAAAATGATGATTATTCTGCTGCGGTCCGATATAAAAACGTCCAGGCGTTTAATCATGCTTGTGTAGTTGAAAGCGTAAGACTGCGTAATCAGTATGCTAAGTGGCAGAATTATTTCAGGAAGCAGGCTAAAGCTAAAAGGGAAACATGGGGTAATGAAAGAAACTTTATTCAAGCAGCAGCAATTATGGAAAGGTTCGGTTATAAGCGTAAAGATTATTCTGATTTTGAAAAGACAGAAACTTTATCAGACTATCTGAATGATATGGATGATCTTTATGACAATGTTGCAGTTGCCGATTGGATAATGGATGAGGATGTTAGCATTACAAATCCTCGTGAACGTATGACGGCAAGTCAGCTTGAAGATGTAGTAAATGCGCTTAAAAATATCAAAGCGATCGCTAAACAGGAAATGAGTATCAACGCTTTACAGAAAGGTGTTACCTATGCTGAATTTAAAGCTGAAGCACAGGAAACACTTAATAAGCTGAAAACTATATGGAAACCGCAGGTTGGCGTTACACAGCAGCCTACAGTAATGGAGAAGCTAAAAGCGTCTTTACGCAGTACTGACAATCTTTTTGAAATGATGGACGACTGGCAGTATGGATTTTTCAGCAAACATTTTGGCGCAGCTATTCGAGAAGCAGCCGATAATGAAACAAGAAAAATTTTAGAATATGAAGAAAAAACAGCGCAGGTTTACAGGGAGTGGCTGCCGGATAAAGCTGCAGAAAAGGCGGCCGATTATCAGGAAAAATATGACGAGCTAGGTACTTCTGTAGATAAGCACGTTTTAGTAAAAATGCTTATGAATTTAGGCAACGAGAGCAGTGCCAGAGTATTGTGCAGCACTAGACCGGTAGGCTTTGAAAGTGCTGCCTTGTGGGTAGATGGCGATATCGTACAGACTAAAATCAATTTGCTTGACTTCTTAGGGCGTAATCTTACTGAAGCGGATATAAAATATGCACAGGCTAAGATAGACATTGCAGAGATGTACTGGTCTGAAATGGAAGCTCTTGAAACTCGTTGGACAGGTTTTAGTCCTAAGAAAGTAGAAGCGTCGCCTGTAGAGCTGACGTTATCAGACGGCAAGACTGTTGTTATGCGTGGCGGTTATTTCCCGCTGATGCGTGACGGTGATACTGGTTCTAAACACGCTGGGCAAGAAGTTATTTCTGATACTGATCCCAGACAAGGCCGCAATATTAGAACAATGAGCACCAGACGAGGCCATTTAAAAGAACGTGTTAAGGCTAAGTATCCTGTTAATCTAAAACGTGGAGCAGAGTTTAATGTTGCTATGGATGCGATACATGATCTGTGCTTCCGTGAGGTTATGGGGGATTTCCGTAAAATTATGAACGATCAGGAAATGTATACTCTGATTAAAGAAAAATTAGGTTTGGCCGATTTCTCTGCCTTTAAAGAATATCTTGAACGTGCGGCAAATCCTCAAGGTACTAACAGCGGTTCTGTTGGTGAAAGCTGGATGGGCAGTGTTGCTAACTGGCTTAGGGCTCGTACTGTAAACGCTGCTATTATGCTTAACCTTAAAACTGCCGTTCAGAACTTGGGTAATCCTTTGCTGTATGGTAATGCTGTAGATGGTTTTGGATATAGTGATGTCGTTGCCGCTGTGAGCAATTACAGTATGAATATGCAGCTTGCAGAGGGCTATAAATCGGCTAAGGAATTTGTTTACAGTAAATCTCCTTGGATGAAAGAAAGGTCTGTGCTTCCTGATATTTCCCTGCGGGATATGAAAGAAATGGAAAGCCTGAATCCTATAGAAAAGAAAGCTGTTGAATTTGGCACAAGATTGCTGGTCGCTACTGATAATATTTCTGCTATTCCGGTATGGATGCAGGCGTATGGCAAAAAAATAAGGGCTGGTGCAGGCGAAACAGAAGCTGTGGACTTTGCCAATACGGTTATTAGACGTACACTTGGCAGCAGCAGAGTTACGGATGTTGCACCGCTTTTGCGTGGCGGGCCTATGCTTAAACTGTTTACTACCTTCCAAGGCTTCTTCAATACACAATATAATCAGTGGGCCAGAGAGTATAACATCTTCTTAAAAGAAAAAGACATAATGCGTCTTACTTCGTTTGTGGGAGCTAAGTTTGTAATGTTTGCTTTTATAAACTTGATGTTGTCGGCCGAAGATCCATTTGAAGAAGATAAGGATGAATATCAAAAGATATCAAAAGAACTGCTTACTTACCCTATGAGTTTAGCCGGACCGGTTGGGCAGGTTGGTAATGCTATTTGGAGCAGGGCTTTAGGCATGCAGACTTACGGGTATAGAATGACAGTAGTACAAGGCACGATAGAGCAGATGGAGCGTGCTGCCGGTAAGGTGCAAAAGGTTTACCAGGGCAAAGCAGATTATGACGAATTGGTTGAGCCTACTGCAACATTTGTTGGAACAGCATTAGGCGTACCTGCACAGTTAAACAAATTATTCTTTAACGGATATGATATCTTGTTCAATGGTATGGATCCGGAAGTTGGCGACATCTTTAGACGTCGACCGAAGAAAGAACGGTAAAATAAAAATACCCCCTCAAATTTGAGGGGGTTATATTTTCGCTTCTTTGTCATTAGAAGCTTCAAAATATTTAAAATCATCATCTAAAAAGGCTTTGTGTAATTTTCTATCCCAAGATTCAACTAATAGGTCAAATGGCGAACTACCCAAGTTTTTGGTTATTACTGGTGGTCTTGAGATGAACATAATTGAAAAATGAGTATTATTTATATCCAAAGAAAAAGTTTTAAGGAATTGGTTTGAGGTATTTTGACCTTTCCCATATATTTTGCTGATTTCTTTTTTTATTTTTTCAAATTTTTCTAATCCATCTTTTTCTTCTTTTACATCCAATCTGGCTGTTATCTTATACAATTTATTATCAAAAAAAGAGAGCTCTAATAAAGGCGCATCGTATATCAACGGTATATTATAATAAGAATTTGCATTTGTTTGAAACAAATAACTTTTATGTTTTGGAGATTTTATAAGACTGTTGGGATATTCATCATAATATATTAGGGTGGGTAAAGTTTTAATTTTTTCTAATGAATCACCAAAATTTAAGCTTTCAAACTTTGATGTGCTATATGGATCAACAACAAGGGTAGATGGAGTGTGTATATTACTTTGAGGTATAGTATTATTTTGCTTTTTTTCAGTAGTGCATCCAAAGATAAATATAGATAAAAATATTATAAATAAAGTAAGAATTCTTTTCATAATATTCCTTCTTCCTTTTTTATAAATATAGCTATTTTTCTTTACCAAAACCTTCTTTCATTTTAGTAAAGTTTAAAAGTTTAGTAGCAGTTTCTACTGTTAGACCATCTAGTCTTTCTACAGATAATATATCAAAATGTCCATTTAAAAAATCTTCAAAAAGCATTAATGTTATTCTTTCTTCGATTGCTTTTTGTTTCTCTTTTTCACATTCTTTTATAATATTAGATATGATAGCTTTTAATTTTTTCTTAGGATAAAATATGCTAAACGGATTATTGCTGTTATGTGTAATCATATAATCATCATCTGCATCAGTAACAGTGAAACCTATCTTTTCCAACAAATCAATTTCTTTAGATTCACTTCCAAATGAAATTACACTATATAATCCACGTACTAAATCAATTAAATCCGCTTCTAATGCTGTTGCTATTTTTGCCAAAGTAGAAATATTAGGTGTATTAGTTCCACGTTCTATTGCGCCAATATTTGGCTCTAACATACCACAACGTTCTGCAAGTTCTTTTTGTGTCAATCCTAAATTTATACGAAGTTCTCTAATTCTAGCACCTAAGGCCATGGCTAATTTTTGTTTTGGTAAATTTTTCAAATTTATCACCCTTAACAAGAATAACATAAAAATAGATTAAAAGAAATTCTTTTTTTATCTTTACAAATGAATAATCATATGTTAGAATCTAAACAACAAATGTAATTACATTTGAAATAAACGTAAAAGGAGATGAGAAAATGAAGACGCTGGTTGCAAGAGTGCCTGATGAAATAGTTGCTGTTGTTCGATATCATACTACTAGTATTGGTTTGAGAACAAGTGATTATTTAGAAAGGCTAATAATGGCTGATTTAGAAAAGAATCAGCCAGAGATGTTAAAAAAAGTAAAAAAAGAAACTACCATCAAATAGTTCTTGGCGGAACAATGGTAGTTTCATAATGAAAGAATGTTCAAGATAAACATCATTCTTTTAATAGTTTATCATATATTGAACATTCTTTCAAATAAATTAAAATTGAAAGGATGTATTTTTTATGAAAAATTTAGTTGAAATCAAAAATAATCAAGTTGTGGTATCCAGTCGGCAGGTTGCTGAAAAGTTTGGTAAACAACATAAAGACGTTTTGGAAAATATTCGCAATATTTTAGTGGCGGAAAATTCCGCCACTAAATTTTATCAGGAAAGTATCCACGAATATCGCGGGCAAAGATTTCCTGAGTACCTTATGAACCGTGACGGTTTTACGCTTTTAGCAATGGGGTTTACCGGTAAAGATGCGTTGCAATGGAAAATGAAATACATTGCTGCTTTTAATGAAATGGAACAAGCCCTAAACAGCAAGCCTGTATCGACGTTAAAAGCTAGAGAAGTAGAAGCTCGCTTAAATAACAGCCGTGCAAGAGTTGCATCGACATTCCTTAAAGTTGCTCAAATGACTGATCTGCCAGAATATAAGCATATATGTCAGCAGAAAGCAGCAGAGGTTTTAAGTGGTTTACCGTTACTACCAATGGAAGAAGCTAAAGAAATTACTTATTCAGCAACAGATATAGGGAAAATGCTTGGAGTATCGGCAAATAAAATAGGTAAGATAGCCAATCAGCATAATCTTAAAACGCCGCAGTATGGAAAGTTATTTTACAGCAAATCGGAACATAGTTGCAAAGAAGTAGAAACATTCCGTTACTACGAATGCGCCATTCTAAAATTCAGAGAAATTCTGAAAGGTGGTGTGGTGGCATGAAATTGACAGATGCTGTTGAATTAGCTGGATATCAGGAAGTGCCATTCTACAATCAAGAAGTTATAAAAGGGTTAAATGATATATTGGAGTGTGAAAAACGGAAAAGCAGCTATAACGATTTACCTTTTGCGGTGTGTTTGATGGGTTATTTGTATGGAGTTACGCAAGGCGTTCGTAAAGAACGGCAAAGAAGAAAAAAATACCCTGTAAAGGGATTGAAATAGTTTTTGAATAATGAAAAAAAGAAACACCCGCTTTCCGTGGAAAGATGCGCGAGTGTTTCAACCACCAGCCGAAGCTGATAACAATAGTATAGCAGTTTTCGGCTGGTATATCAAGGAGGATATACCATGAAAGGAAACAGGTCGTCGTGTCCTGACGATAAAGCAGAAGCTATCGCCAGATTTATACATGCAGTAAAAAATATGACTAAGAATGAGTTTGAATTAAAGTATATAAATGAAAGTGGTGATCCGAAAATGGAAGTTTCGTCGAATGATGTAAAATACTATATTGAGGATTGGGCTTCGTATAATGATTGTATAAATGATTTTATTAGTGCCATAGGATCTTTGTGCGATGATAATGCAGCTGTTACAGCGCTTGTATGTTCAGTAATGAATTATTCTAAAAAGCAAGGACAATTAGAAGCAAAACTGGAAAAACTTGGCATATCAGCAGATAATGTCTTGAAGACTTATTATAAATTATTTGAGGAATAAATTTTAAAAAGTTTCCGACAAAATGCCATTTAACAAGAGTTAAAATAGTAATGTAAGGTTATTGGATATGAGAGCAGAGGCGATGTAAAAAAATTAAAAATGTATCCGACAAAACCACTATAAAAATGAGTTAAAATAGTATCATAAAGTTAGTTAGAACTTAATAGAAAGCGCTTACTTCGGTAGGCGCTTTTTTATTTTGAAGGAGGAAAAACTTTGATAGGCAGTAGTGAAAATAGGATTACATACAATGGGAATGGAGTTGCTACAGAGTTTGGATATTCTTTTAAGATATTGGAAAAGACCGATATTAATGTAGTACTTGTTGATCCTGATTTAAAAGAAACTGTTTTAACCAAAGATTATTTCGTTGATATGGAGAAGTCAGTAGTGTTTTATCCTGGCTATTCTCCGGGAGCAGAACCACCAGAGGCAGAACGACCACCAATATTACCTGAAGGGTGGCAGCTTGTTTTATATCGTGAGGTTCCTATAACACAGGAATCTCAGTTGGATACTCATTGGCCATTTAATGTTATCGAAGCGGCATTGGATAAACTAACGATAATTTGCCAACAACTGTGGGACGGTGTAACGAGAGCAATTCGTTTATCAGATTCAGCACCTAAAGATATTTCTACAGTTCTGCCACAACCAATGCCAAATGAGAGTTTTTATTGGGATGAAACCGGTAAAAAACTTATTGCTGGGCCTAATCCTAAATTTGCTATGGAGCAGGCACAGGCGAGTGCAGAATCTGCAAAGAAGTCTGAAACGTCAGCAGCAGAAAGTGCAGAATCTGCAAAAAAAGATGCAGAGAAAGCAGAAGATGCTGCTGACCGTGCAGAAGATATTTTACTACGTTTTGAGAGCGGAACTATAACAAAAGAGTTTACTGCGACAGATGACAGATGGACTGAAAACAACGGCATGTGGCGCCTTACAATGGCAATGGGTAACAGCAGGCTTATAGGCGTTTACAAGGAAGTCAAGAAGCCTCAGTATGAAATGGTACTAACCGGCGTTTATATGGACGCTGAAAATGTGATTATTGAAGTTCCTGAAAAGTTTGCAGGCATCGTTATACTGACGTCGCTGACAAAAAAGACTGGTGATAAGGTCTATGTCAAAAACTTTACGGAGGAAGATTTTGCAGAGGTTGGCAGTGATTTCGTACTAACCATATCTGCTGAGGAACACCAGGCAGGAAACAGTCCGGTCATTGTCAGCTTAACACAAATAATTGATGGCGTTAGTTATCCTTACTATGCTAATGCCGGAGTAGATAATAACGGTAACGTTGTTATAAATGTGAGCAAAGCGTTCACAGGGAAAATAATATTAGATGGAGGTTACTTAGAATGAGTGTAGAAAAAATTGTTACTGGAACTTTAGCAGAGAGGGACGCTAAGATCAATGCTAATTTTGAAGCGTTGGATACCGGCAAGCTCGGTAAGACCGAAACTGCAGCTGATAGTAGTAAATTAGGTGGTGTAGCAGCTGCGAGTTATGCAAAGACTGCTGATATGAACAGTGCTATTGAGGCTGCAAAGTCGGCAGTAAAAGATGAGCTGATTGACGGAGCGCCTGATACTTACGATACGTTAAAAGAAATTGCCGATTACATTGCAGAAGATAAAACGGGTGCGGCAGCTATGAATGAAGCTATAGCAGGTAAACTCGGTAAAACTGAAACTGCAGCTGCTGCCGCTAAACTAACAACTTCTGCCGGCAGTACAACACAGCCTGTATATTTTGATGGTGGTGTTCCTAAAGCTTGTACTTATGAACTTAACAAAACAGTACCGGCTAATGCTGTATTTACGGATACTGTATATACACTGCCTACTGCATCTGCTAGTGTTCTAGGCGGCGTAAAAACTGGTTCAAATATCACTAACAGCAGCGGGACAATCAGTATTACTAAAGCTAATGTTGTGGCGGCATTAGGGTATACTCCGCCTACTTCTGCTATTACAGTAACCAAAACTGAATTTACAGCAAGTAGCGCCAACTGGGGAACATTATTAAACGGCTACTATCCATTTACCTTGGCAGCTTCAGGAAAACACTTCCTTGGTATGTATCGTACTAATGGCAGTACCTACGAGAGTGTTATGGTAGACGTAGTTGAAAGTGGCAGTAATATCATAATCCAAAGTACGGAGAAGTTTGCAGGCTTTGTTCTGACGATTTGAGGTGAGGAAAAATGAAGCTTACTGGGCTAATAACAGTTGAAAAAATAAGAGCAGCAATCAATGCTCTTTATGACGATTTGCCGCCAAATCCATATCCTGTAGGAGCGCTTTATTGGAGTTCGCAACCTACTGATCCAGGAACTCTGTTTGGTGGTACGTGGACACAGATAAAAGATAAATTTATTTTAGCTGCAGGAGATACTTATCAAGCAGGGAGTAACGGAGGTGAAGCAAATGTTACATTAGAGATTGATCAAATTCCAATGCACAAGCATTCTGCTAGTGCCACTTCATCTACCGTGAGTGGTTCTATAACTGTTGGGAGACTTCAAAATGTTGGTAGTAGTGGAGCTTTTCGCCACACCAATACACGTAATGCTTATTGTGGAAATACAGATTGGAGCGGTTCTATTACTACTTTTAATTTAAATTCTTCGTTTGCTTCAGATATTAGTATTAATAATACTGGTGGTAGTGCGGAGCATAATAATATGCCGCCATATGTAACATATTACTGTTGGGAAAGAATTGAGTAAGGAGAATAAAAATGCAAAATATAATTATTTTAGATACGAATAACGATAAAGTTATTGTACAAGCACAAGAAAAAGTGTATATGGATACAATAAATAATTTCTTTGTTGATTATGGCAAAGAAATAGAGTATAAGTCTATTGACTATAATTGTGGAACGGAGAGTTGCTGGCTTAATGGAGTAGCATTCCAACAATACCCAAATGAAATTTGTGAAGATATTTTAAAAAGTATTGATGAATTGATTGCTAAAAAAGCAGCACGTGAATATATAGCTCTTACGTTTGATGAACTTAAAGCTATCAAGCTGTCAGAGGTAGACGCTTGGACTGAAAGAAAAATCGCAGGCGGTTTTATATCTGAATGCACTGGTGAGATAGTAAGATATGATAGCGATAAGGACACGCAGATTACGATGCAGGGGATTGCGCTGAACGTAAGCACTGAACGCTTTAAAAATGAATATCCTGACGGCTGTCCGGTACGGGGGTATAAAGAAGGTGAAACTGTTAAAACAATACAGTATCTTAACGCTTCGCAGGTATATACATGGTGTGCTGACTTATCGTCCCACGTGGGCGCTTGTAAACAACAAGGTTGGAGTAAGCAGGCAGAGGTAGCCGCAGCATTAAGCAAAGAGGAATTGGACGCTATTACCTTAGACTAGAGGTGTGAAATGGATTTACAAGCAAATGTATTTATGGTGATAAGTCTGTTGGTACAGAGCGGATTTATCGGTGTAGCTTGGAAGATATATTCAAACTACAAAAAGCAGGTAGAGGAACGAGGTAAGAAAACAGAAGCCCTTCATAATGCGACACGCAGTCTGCTCAGGACAGAGATCATAGGAATTTATCATAAGTCTGAGGAAGATGGATTTATACCGCTATATAACTTGGAAAATATAACTGATATGTATAGCTGTTATAAAGCACTTGGCGGTAATGGAGCAATCACAGAGCTGTACCATAAAGCATTACAGCTGCCGCAAAAATCTCCTGACAATGAACGTGGGGAGTGTAATAAATGTTTGAGAAAATAAAAAACTTAATAGTGAGTGCCAGAAATAAAGTAGCCTCAATGTCGCCAAAAATAATGGCTGTCATTGTAGGCTATTTTATTGCAGTCGTTTTGCTGGTGCTAACCTATTACGCTGCGTGGATGTATATGTGGTTGTGGTTGGATAAGATTGTTATGTCTGACCTGCTGGCACTGATAAGAGAGGTTATAGGCCCGGCTATGGTTGCATTTGTGACCTTTATAGCTACGAGTTTAGTAGACAAAAACGAGAATGGAGTGCCTGATCCATTTGAAAAGGAGGCAGAGAATAATGGGGGCAGTGACAAAAAGAATCACTTTAGATGAGCTGCGGCAGTTAGCAGCAAGGGCTAAAGGTAATATTGATAAGATCTATCTACACTGGTCAGCTGGTAATTATCACCAGTTTTTCAGTGACTATCATTTAAACATTGACAGCGACGGAGCTGTTATGGCGACCACAGATGATTTGACAGAATATAAAGCTCATACATGGCGGCGCAATTCTAGAGCTATTGGGATTGCTTTAGCTTGCTGTGTAGATGCTGTAGCTTATGCTGATGGTCGTGTCGATTTTGGAAATGTACCACCGACAGAGTTGCAGATAGATAGTATGGCGAAAGTTGTAGCTGTATTGTGTGAGGAGCTTGGATTGGACATTAATGCCGATACCGTAATGACGCATGCAGAAGCAGCAGACTTAGACGACTATGGACCAGCGACAACCTTTGAGCGTTGGGATTTATGGAAATTACCAGATATACCAGGCGACGGCGTGCTAAAGCTAGGCGGTGATGTTATTCGTGGCAAGGCTATCTGGTGGCAGCAAAACTGGTAAAAGTAGTTGTTGTAGAAAATGCAATACCTTTAATTTGAAGGTAGTTTTAAAGGTATATAGGCAATATGTTTACTGAATAAAGGTGTTAAATAGAAATGCGCTATTTTGAGTATTTTATTCGATAAAATATTCGCGAAAAACGTACAAAAATATTCGATTGAAAGGAGGCGAATGGTAATGAGAAAAGTAATGACTTTTTTGAAAGAGGCGGCAATTGTAGTAAAAGAGCAGCCGGGGGTATGCTTTGCGATCCTGGTGCTGGGCTTTGCTTTGGGAGCTATGCATAGCTGGTTCGGTCTGTGATCTCGAAATAACTTTGCTCATATTCAGCTTGTGCGCCGAGAAAGAACTGTTGCAAAAGAAAATAGTAAGGCAACGGTCTAAAACGGCGCACGTGGCTAATATGACTGTAAAAACAGGAAAATAATATACATGGAGTGAAAATCGTGTATGAAAAAATATATAATCATCGGTATTGGATTATTGTGGTCATTATTATTGCTTGTATCGCTGCCTGCTGTATGTTCTGCGGAGGAACTTCCGGAGACAATAACGATGTCTCGGGAACAGTTCAACGAATTACAGACGATAATAAACAGACAGGAGAATCTATTGACCGAGCTGTCGAACATGTCGGCAGTGCAGGAGATGAACTCGAGCGAGCTGAAGAAGCTAATCGAAGAGCAGCGTTTATCCTATCAGAAAATCAAAAGCGAGCTAACGAGTGCGCAGGAATCATTATTGAACTCCAAAAAAACAATAGCAGAGCAAAACAAATCCTTAGAGACGTTGAGCGAACAAATAAAGAAAGAACAATCCAAAAGTGAATTGAAACAAAAACAGAAGGCTTTATGGGGATTTATCGGAGGGGTATTAGTTGGGACAATAGCAGCGAGCAGGTGATTATATGGATACTTGCCGTTTGCAGGCAAGAGATTGGCTTTCGCAGTCCACACGAAAGGAATTTGAAGCAATCATTTCAGAAGCCAAACTAACGCCGCGGCAAATAGAAATTATAGAACTCAAGTTTATTCACGATCTTAAAAATTATCAAATAGCAATGAAAATAGATACGTCAGTGCAAACTGTCGAAAGAGATCTGCAACAGGCGTATAATTCAGTTAAGAGAGCATTAAAGGCAGTCACATAATAGTTGTGGCTGCCTTATTTTTTATGTCCATATTAGGGAATTATGAGGGAATGTTGACGGATTATAAGGGCCGATTTAACGGATAATATAGTTAAGATAAATGAACGGAGGCAAGACTATGAGTGGCAATATGAATTTAGGAATTACAAGCAGTTCTGTACTTACTACATATCCACAAACGATGACTTGCATTGTAGATGGAACAAATATTATTCAGGTTGATTTTTACGGAAACCGGCAGAGGATTGGAGTTACTCAAAGTGCGTATGATGAGTTAGAAAAAATCAGTAATGAATATTATAACAAGCTTGTTGAACTTAAAGTAATCACTCCACCGAAAACGTCGGAAGAGATACAGCAGGAACAGACCCAGCTTATGGCAGATATGTTGAAAGAAATGCAGAATATGAAGCGTGAAATCGAGGTGCTTAAAAATGATCAATCCACAAGCTGTAGCACAAATGCTGAGACTAAACCAGCAGGACACGAACCGCCTTGCGGAAGCATGGGCGACGGCGATGAATGTAGCGAACAAGGTTAATAGTAAGGGTGATGCGCTAAACGCTTTGGCTAAGAATGGTGTTAGTTCAGACATTGTTACTAAGGTCAATGGATATTTAAATAATCCTATGGCTGGATTTATTGCTAAGGCTGCTGGTGTAGATCTTAACAAAGTAAAAAATATAGTCGGTGATTTACAGGGAACCGGCGGAACTGTTCAGCCTGATATTAATCAAGGGCAGCAGCCAAATGATAATTTAGCAAGGTTACGTGCAGGGTTACAACAGCTTAAACGCTGATGTGATAAATAAAATATCAAGAAAGGAGTTGTTTGCAGATGGACGAAAAATATTATGGCGGTTTTAACACTTGGGGGATTGCTATCTTCTTGATTATCCTGTTTGCTGCTTTTTTAGGCAATCGTGGTGGTTGGAACAATAACGGTGCTGCTCCTGCATATGGTTGCAATGCCGTATCTAATTGCCAGGTAGAAAAACAGGGGATCATCGACAGCGCACGTACTCAATATTTGATTGAGAATACTGCTCGTCAAACCCAAGAGCAAACTATGGCTGGCTTCTCTGCACTCGGTACGAAGATTGACTTTTATGAGTATCAAAACCTGCGTGATCAACTTGCTCAGGAACGTACGAAAAATGTCGTTCTGGAAAACCGTGTATACAGTGATGCTAAATTCAACGCTGTAGAAGCTCAACTGGCTTCTATCTCTTGCCGTATGCTTCCGAAACCTGAGGTTACTGGTATCGGCGCAGTTTGCCCGAATGCCGGCATTATCAATGGTTTGGGCATTAATAGCCTGAACGGCGGTTGCAACATGGCTTAAAGGAGTTTAAAAGTAAGGCTCCGTCGTAAGACGTGATACAGGGCGGAGAAATCCGCCCTATTTTTTATAGGAGATGATAATATGTGTGGAAATAATGGATGTAAAGTATGTCCTAATTTAGTTGCCAGTACTGAGGTGGCAGTTGCTGCTAATGAATTGCAAATTACAATTCCGGCGATGACAATAAATAATAATGAAAAGATTTGTTTGTTAATTGCCCAGGCAATCCCTGCAGGTGCTGATACATTGCCGGTAGTTATTTTAAATGGTACAGGCGGTACAGTAATTCAAATGATTAACCGTTGTGGTGACGGAGTAAGAGCAGATCAAATCCGCAGCAGAAAAATTTATAATGTGCGTGTCATGACAGAACCGGCTTTGGCGGTAGTACGCAGTAACAATCTTTGCTGCACAGCTTTTGTATGGCCACAAATTACACCGCCTACAGCTTCCGCTTCATCCATTACTGTAAAGAAATGAGGTGAAGTCAATGGGAAACTTATTGATTGGCTTTACCATTGCATTTCTTTCAAGCAGAGAAGGTCAGGAAATAGCTAAAAAGGTTGCAAAGAAAGTGCTTGAAAATCTTTCGGAAAAACCTAAAAAGAAGGACGGTGAAGATAATGCATAAGTACGATCATTATGCAGAGCATATTGACGGTGACCAATTAAAAGAAGAACAGGTTGACGATATTGTTTGCTGTGCATTAGAAAAAATCAAAGTCATCGATGAGGAAGATTACGAAGCTATAATGATGAAAATTCATTGTATAGCTTATGGCCCGCACTTTGACGAACCCCTTGCTAAAAAAGCCGTTTCGGAAATGAAAAATGTTGACGGTACTATCGGTGAGCACTGGAGCATGGAGCAAACAAATTCTCTTGCTGCCAAGCATGATATCAAAGAAAAGGCTGACTTCTATTATGTAATGAATATGATGCATAGTGACTACGCCGATGTCTTAGGCAGTGATGTAGGAACGTATGTAAAAATGGCTAAAGCATATATGGAAGATCCTGATGCAGCAGAGGGTAAAGTTTTCTGTACATGGTTGGGACAAATGCGTCGAAAAGAAGAGTAATGATGAAATTGTAACATTGTGTGTTGTGAGAAAAACCAGTTTAAATGTAATTTGTATGTAACAAAAAGCCCCGAAAATGGCTTGAATACGTTATGTGTAATTACCCTGCGAATAATATTAGCTTTTAGTTATGAAATTAAGCACCCTGTACTTGTTACAGGGTGCTTTTTGTATATTTTTGTGCAGATATTGACGGCTGGGCA